CTGACCCATTAGGTGGAAATAACGTATATGTTAACTACAACCTACAAGCTGGTTCTTCATTAAGAGCACCAATTATTTATGATTCAAATAATACTGGTTATTATTTCGATGGTGCATCTGCACACTCTACGAGATTCGAAGGTGTGAGTAATAGAACGATGGCTTATATAGGTCAGCCGGGTCATACAAGAAATAGTGGTGAATATTATAGAGCTAGACCTCGTCAAACTGGTGATACTAACTATTGGACTGGTGCATTTGGATGGGGTAGACAAGATATGAACGTTGTTTCAACTTGGGGTTCTGGTTTCATTGATTCTTGGAGTAACCCACCTAACCAACCTTCAGGTACATCACACTGGGTAGGGATGCAGGCATTCCATTATCGTAGTTCGAACACTGGTGGTTACGGATGGCAGATGGTTGGTGGACCAATTACTAACTTGAGATTCAGAAGTTCTTGGAGTGGATGGAGAAGTTGGAGAACTATTCCTGTTCTTGATGAGAACAATGGTAATGGTGGTTCAATGTACGCTGGTAGATATTACGATTCAAATAGTACTGGATATTATGTAGACCCTGCATCATCATCTCAATTTAGTTCTCTATATGCAAACAATTGGTTTAGAGCACAAGGTTCTACTGGTTTCTACTTACAAGATAGAGGATGTGGTATGAGAGCCGTACGAGATGAAGGTGGACAGTATGGTACTGTTGCAACTTATGGTTCGGATGTAGGTGGATACGAAGGATGGTCTATTGGTGGTAGAATTGTGTTTATGCACGATATGAGTTCTGCTAATGGTATTTACAATGATGTAAATAACGAATGGCACATGCTTAACTATCGAAACGATAGAGTAAGATTATACTATAATGGTAGTGAAAAAATAAGAACTGAATCATATGGTGCATATATTATTGGTTCACTAAGAGCATCAAGTGATATAATCGCTTACTATTCTGATATGAGATTGAAGGATAAGGAAGGTGATATTGAAAACGCTCTTGATAAGATTGGTAAACTGAATGGTTTCTATTATAGAAACAATAAAGAAGCCAATATGATTGGGTATGAGGGAACTGAACTACAAATAGGTTTATCAGCTCAGGATGTTAAATCAGTATTACCTGAAATCGTACATCCAGCACCTCTTGCACAATCATTAGGGTATGATTATATGACAATTCAATATGATAGAGTTGTACCACTTCTTGTAAATGCAGTTAATGAACAAAAAGAAATAGTTGATTCTCAGAAAGAAGAGATTGAATATTTAAAATCAGAACTTTTAGAAATGAAAGAGATGATGAAAGAATTATTAAACAAATAATAAAATGGCAATAGAAAAAGAAATAGTTTTAAACAAATTAGAAATTAATGTCAATACACCACATATTGAGGTTGTTAAAAGAGTTTCATTTGTAGAAGCAGGTGAAGAAATTAGTAGAACTCATACCGATTTCTTATACACATTCGAAAATGAAGAACATCTTTTTGCAAGTGAATCAGTTTTTATTCAAAGTATATGGAATGATGTATCATCCAGTTGGATAGAAACAACAGGTAGTATCGAATAATATTTGTGTTTAACTAAATTTGGTTATATTTATAGGTGTTAGTTTTCCGTTTGGAGAACAACCTATATACTTATATATATAAAAGACAATAAAAATGGCAGTAACTTATTCTTGGGGAATAACCCAAATGACTAAAAAAACAGTAGGTGAACATGAAAATGTTGTACTACATGCACGTTGGGAACTTATAGGAACTGAAGGTACTACTGGTACTGAGGGTAGATTTATAGGGGCAACACCAATAGACTTTGATTCTGGTTCAGTTGATGAATTTGTAGCTTTCGGAGAACTAACTGAAGAGTTAGTAATCGGTTGGGTATCATCATCAGTAACACATCCAACAAATGGATATTGGCACCATATCTCAGAACAAATTCAAAAAGGCATCGATGAAGTAGATGATGCAGTTGAAGAAGTTCAAGAAGATGGTTTACCTTGGTCAACAGGTTCAGTAACACCGACACCAGTAGATGGTGGTGGCGAATAATTAATGGTTTCAACGTTTTAGTTATATTTATATTTGTAATAACTAAATTGTTTATTTAATAAACGGAGATAATATGGCAGAAAGAATTGTATCACCTGGAGTATTTACGAGAGAAAATGACCTTTCGTTCTTAGCACAAGGGGTTGGAGAAATCGGAGCAGCGTTCATTGGACCTTTCAAACAAGGTACAGCGTTTGTTCCCACAGTAGTTCGAACTCAAAGTGAGTTTGAAGATAAATTTGGTACACCTGATGGTACTTACTATACAGAGTATGCAGTGCAGAACTATTTAAGGGAAGCAGGAAGTGCAACTATTGTTAGAGTAGCAGGTGTAGATGGTTATAGTCAAGTAGCACCTATTGGTATTGCAGTAAGTGGTTCAGCTGGAATTAAATTAATTTCAACACTTCATTCAACACACAATGGTGATGAAGAAGTTGGATTTAGTGGATTTAGTATATCTGATGGAAGTACAGCAACTGGTTCATTTGTTGTTAGTGGTAGTGGAATTGGAGAAATATCTTCTTCTTTAGACTCAACTGATAATAACGATGTAACTGATGTATTCGGTTCTAATCCAAGAGGTTCGAAAGATGCATATGCATATTCTTACTTTAAGAACGCATATGATGGAATCGAAGATAAAAACGAAGTTCAATCAGTTGTATTACCAACTCAGAACTTTTCTTACGATGCTAGTACGGCAGTAACACCATATGTAAAATCACAATTAATCTCCGGTGAAAGATATGACCTATTTAAGTTCTATACTTTAGGACATGGTAATGGTGAAAATAAAAGATTTAAGATTTCTATATCTGGTGTTAAAGCAGCAGGTGAAGATGGAGGAACTGATTACTCAGTATTTAGTGTAACTGTTCGTTCTTATAATGATACTGATAAAAGAAAAGTAGTATTAGAATCTTTCAATAATGTAAACTTAGATCCAGGCTCAGCAAATTATATTGCTAGAGTAATTGGTGATAGATGGAGTACTATTGATTCGAATGGTAAGATTACCGAAAATGGTGATTGGATAAACAACTCTAAGTATATTAGAGTAAAAGTAGGAGAGCAAGGTTCTTATCCTGTATCTGCTGCACCATTTGGACATGGAGCTTATTCTAACCCAATTAAAGCAACTGATGAAACTATTGTTCCTTCAGCTGTATTCCAAACTGGTTCTATTGCTAACACAACTGGTAACCCACAATTTTATGCTGGATTTGATTTTGAATCAATTGGTATAAAAGATGATAACGTTAACTATATGAATCCTCTACCTGAAAGTGTAGGAGTTGGTTCAAACGTAGTATTTGGATTTGATGGAAATGTAAGTGGAGTTGGTTTAACATTAGAAATGACTGGTTCGGCAACTGAGGATATGATTAAGAGACAATTCTCTTTAGGTTTCCAAGGTGGATTTGATGGAATGAGCCCGAATAGAGAAATCGCTTTAGGTTCTTCAATTTCAACTGGAAATTCGCAAGGATTTGATTTAACTGATTCAACTAAGTTTGGTTCTAAAGCATACGCTAAAGCTGTGAACGCAGTTTCAAACGCTGATGAATATGATATTAATATGGTAGTAACACCGGGTATTGTAAGAAGATTACACCCAGCAGTTACAACTGATGTATTAGATATGGTAGAAGCTAGACAAGATTGTTTCTATATTTCTGATTTAACTGGAGTAAACGATACAATATCGCAAGTAACTACTCAGGCTAACGCAATTGATTCAAACTATATAGGTTCTTATTACCCTTGGGTTAAGACTGTAGATTCAAATACAAACAAACTAATCTCAGTTCCACCTTCAGTATTACTACCCGCAGTATATGCAGCAAATGACGCTATTGCAGCTGAATGGTTCGCACCTGCTGGTTTGAATAGAGGAGGTATTATAGGAGCAGTTAGTGTACTAAATAGATTAACACACTCTGAAAGAGATACTTTATATGAAAACAAAGTAAATCCAATCGCTTCTTTCCCTGGACAAGGTATTGTAGCATTCGGACAGAAAACGTTGCAAGATAAAGCATCAGCACTTGATAGAATTAATGTTAGAAGATTATTAATCAACGTTAAGAAGTTTGTAGCATCTACATCTAGATTCTTAGTATTTGAACAAAATACGGCTCAGACAAGAGGTAGATTCATTAATACTGTACAACCTTATTTAGAAGGAATACAACAAAGACAAGGATTGTACGCATTTAAAGTAGTTATGGATGAATCTAACAACGGACCTGATGTGGTTGATAGAAACATACTTGCTGGACAGATATTCTTACAACCGGCTAAGACAGCTGAATTCATTGTAATTGATTTCAACATCTTACCAACTGGAGCATCGTTCTCAGCATAAACAAAAAAAATGAATAACTAATATTTATTAGTATAAAAGGGAAAATAAAAAAATGGCAGAAGTATTAGAATTTAACGAAATGATGTTCACCAACTTCGAACCGAAGATGAAGAACAGGTATATAATGGAGATTGATGGAATTCAATCTTACCTTATAAAAACTGCAAGTAGACCTTCGATAAACTTTGAGACGGTGAAATTAGACCACATCAACACTTATAGAAAACTACAAGGTAAAGGAGAATGGCAAGACATTACAATAACAATGTATGACCCAATCGTACCTTCAGGTGCTCAACAAGTAATGGAATGGGTAAGACTAGGATATGAATCTTTAACTGGTAGAAAAGGTTACGCTGATTTCTACAAAAAAGATATCGATTTCTATATGTTAGGACCTGTTGGTGATAAAATCGAACAATGGAAGTTAAAAGGTGCATTTATTCAAGCAGCTAATTTCAATGATTTGGATTTTACTTCTAATGACCCTGCTGATATCGAATTAACCCTTTCTTACGATTACGCAATATTGGAATTTTAAGATATTATTTACTACTATCTATATTTTGAAAAGGTTCTCTTAGTGAGAACCTTTTTTATTTTATAACTTTTTGTTTTCGATATACTTATATATACAACTAATAAAGGTTAAATATGAGCGAAAATAAATTTGAATTCCCAACTGAGGTAATTGATTTACCATCTAAAGGTTTGGGATACCCAGAAGGACATCCCCTAAAAAAAGGAAATATTGAAATTAAGTATATGACTGCAAGAGAAGAAGATATTCTTGCATCTCAATCCTTAATTAGAAAGGGTGTAGTATTAGATAAGTTGTTTGAATCAGTAGTTGTAGAACCAAATGTTAATATCAATGATATTTTTATTGGAGATAAGAACGCTATTCTATTAGCAACTAGAGTATTAGGTTATGGTGCAGAATACAAAGTAGAGATAACTGACCCATCTACATTAGAAGAGCAAGAAGTAATTATTGACTTATCTAAAGTAAAAACCAAAGATTTTAATGAGGAATTACTAAATTCTGAAAATCTTTATAAATTTAAATTACCAAGAAGTGGAACTGAATTAGAGTTTAAACTTTTAACACATGGTGATGAATTAGAAATTACAAAAGAAAACCAAGCATTGGCTAGATTATATAAAGGAAAGGGAGATTCTACATTTGATGTAACCACTCGTTTAAAGTATATGATTCAATCAGTAGATGGTAATAAAGATAGAGGGTATATTACTAAGTGGGTACAAAACTCATTCTTAGCATTAGATACCAAATCATTCAGAAAATATGTAAGAGAAATCAGTCCAGATATGGATTTAAAGTTTAACTTCACTTCGGAGTTAACGGGTGAGGAGGAGGCACTCGATATTCCCTTTGGGGCCGGGTTTTTTTACCCTGCCGAGTAACTACTCAATTCAACTTCATGACCAAATTTGGGAAATGGTTAACTTCGGTAATGGTTTTACTTGGAGAGATGTTTACTTCATGCCAATACAATGGAGAAAGTTCTATTTCAAGAAGTTGATAGATTTAAAGAAAAAAGAATCA